TAACGGCGAGCGTTAAGATCGGTTCGGGTGACGAGCAGGAAACCCTGGCCTATATCTCCGGCGCTGATCTGACGCTGGAGAAGGACATCATCGAGATCCTGGCCTTCGGCATGCAGTTCAAGGAGAAAGTTCCGGCTATCAAAGACTGGTCCCTGTCCCTGGACGGTACCGTGGCTCTGGCTTCCGGCGGCACACAGGAGAAGCTGTATGCGGCGTTCGATAACGCCAAGCCCCTGACTCTGGGTATTTACCTGGACGAGAACACCTACTTCGAGGGTACGGGCTATGTGTCCAGTTTCAACATCTCCGCCGCACCTGACGACAAGATCAACCTTACCTCGGAGATCGCAGGCTCTGGTGCAACCATCCTGTCGATGAACGGTGAGACGATCGGCGGTACCGGTGCGGATGGTGTGTCCACCAACAATTCCGGCACGACTTCGATTCCCAGCTCGGGCGGCTAAGCCCACCAGTGGGCGGCCGTTCACCTCCTGACGGTCGCCCACAATTTTTATACTAAAATAAGATAAGAAAGGTTGTTAATATAATGGCTGACGTTGTGAATATGAACGACATTCCTTCCATCGAAATTGATGGTAAAACCTATCCCCTTTCCACTAAGCTGCGTGTGGCGTACAAGATCCAGGGCCAGCATTCCCACAAGCCCTATACCGAGATCTTCAGCGGCATCGATAGCATGACTCTGGAGCAGCAGGTCAATATGCTTTACGCAGCCTTTGAGTGCGCCAACCCTGAAGACGCCAAGGTCATCAATTCCCAGAAGTTCCTGGACATGTTCCTGGACAACTATAACCTGGCCTTCATGATGGAGTGCCTGCAGAAGGTCATCAGCGGCATCCTGGGCAAGGATATCTCCTCCTCTGCAACCAACTCCGCGGACGCGACTGCTCAGGCTGACGAGGGAAACTGAGCGAGTCTGCCCAGACATACTATGACTTGTGGGTGTTAGGTGCACAGGCGGGCCTAACAGCAGATCAAGTCCTTGATATGAATATCCCAATGTTACAAGCTTATCTGGATGGCTATCAAGAAAAGCTCTTTGACCAGAGATGTTTGGCAGTGCATCAGGGATTCTGGGCAGGCTATTATCACTCCAAGAAACCCAAACCGCCTAAAGTGATTCTCAAACAGATGATGCGTGACTACTCCAAGGAGAAGAAGCGTATCCAGAACAAGGGTAAGAACATTCCCAAACCCGATGTTGACGTCGAGGCTTTCCTCGAGCGTGAACGTAGATTCAAGGAGAGAATGCGAAATGGATGACCAGGAAGTAAAGTACCAATTTACAGGTGACGTATCTTCCCTGCGCGAAGCTACTGAAGGTGCCCTTCAGCTGTTGACTCAATACCAGGACAAGATTAAATCCCTGACAAATGAAAATGCTTTTACGACCGACAAGAAAGTCACCAAGTCTCTGCAGACCAACTTGAATGCCGCGTCCAAGGCAGTGACAGACCTCCAATCCAAGATGAAAGGGTTGGGGGATGTCAAGATGCCTTTGAACTCGGAGGCAACTCGTTCTCTGAGTTCCGGTATTCAGACCCTGCAGAACAATTTTGATAAGCTCTCCAATTCCTCCAAAGTCACCGCAAAGGACGTTCGCGCGCTCGTTGCGGAGATGAAAACGGCTCGCCAGGAAATTCAGAACAGCGGTTCCGGTGTTGAGCAAATTGTCCAGAAAGAAATCAAGTGGCAGGATACTCTGGAGAAGGTGTCAAATACCTCTACCAAGGTCGCAACTAACGTCAAGACGGCCATGGACCAGATTAAATCCGCCGTGGGCAACTTAACGGCTCCTCTGGGCAACGTAGCATCTGCAATGCAGTCCATGAAGGATAAAGCTGCGAATGCTTTGGGCCGTATTGGGCAACTCGCTCAAGCAGCTGGCGCCGGTTTTAGAGTTTTCAAAGGCGATACGGAGGATGCGGACGCTTCACACTCTAAGCTGGCCTCCGTACTATCCCGTATTACGGGGCTCTTCAAGAAAGAGACGTCGGAGGTCGAGAACGAAGACCAGAAGCTGGACAAAAAGAATAACACTCTTAAGAAGTCCAGCACGTTGCACACCAAGTTAACTTCGTTACTTTCTAAACTCGGTTCGGCATTTAAGAACGAGGCTAAACATCTTACCTCGTTCATCTCTAATCTCAAATCCGCAAACAGTCAAACCAATTTGCTGAATTCGGCCATCAGCAAACTTATCCAGACTAAACTGGGTGATTGGTTAGCCTCTGCAATTGATAGCAGCATTTCCTATGTGGAGAACATGAATCTCTTTACGGTTGCAATGGGAGATTCGGCCGAGGCTGCTTCTGAGTTCCTTGAAAAGATGGCTGAGATTTATGGAATGGATCTCAGCAACCTATATAAGTATTCCGGTTACTTCTACCAGTTGACGGATGCAATCGGAATGACTTCTGATGCTTCGGAAACAATGTCGCTTTCGCTCACGAAGGCGGCTAACGATATGGCATCTCTGTTCAATACGGATGTACAGTCGGTTGTTGACGACCTGGCTTCCGGTATGCAGGGCATGTCCAGGGCGGTGCGTAAGTACGGTATCGATATTAGATCTACTACGTTGCAACAGACCGCCCTAAACTATGGCTTTACAGAGAATGTTTCGGCTACCTCTGAAGCCAACAGACAAGCGCTGCGTTACTTGACCATCATGAAGCAAATCAAGAACGCAACGCAGCAAACTTCCTCTTCTGTCGATGGTGCAACCACTGTAATGGGCGATTTCGCTCGTACGATTGAAGCGCCGGCGAACCAGCTCAGAATTTTCAAAGAGCAGATTTCGTCCTTTGCGCGTTCCATCGGCAATTTCTTCATTCCGGTACTGCAGAGTGCATTGTATGTAGTCAACGGCTTTATAATGGCCCTGACTCAGCTATTTACATGGCTAGCAGCACTTCTCGGTATTGATACCTCTTCTTTCGGTGGAGGCATCACTTCGGGCGCCGAGGACGCAACCTCTGCCGTAAGCGATATCGGTGATGAGGCTGATTCTACTGCGAAGAAGCTTAAGAATCTGGTATCGCCCTTTGATGAACTGACAATTCTTTCTCAGAATGCTGATAGCTCCTCTGGCAGTGGCAGTGGTTCTAGTACGGAAGGCCTTGATGCAGGCTTAGCTGCAGCCATCGCGGATATGTCTTTGGACCTCGAAGACATCCGCATGAAGGCACTGGATGTCAGAGATGAAATCCTTGCCCTGTTTGGGCTTAGCTGGGATGACAGTGAGCTTGTCGTAACAGCCGGAGGATTCATCGATGACTTGATGAAACTCTGGGACGCTGCCGATTACACCGGTTTCGGTGAGCGGGTTGCACAGTTCATTAACCAGGGTATTGAATGGGGTATTGGAGCAACTGATCCATCTAAGTGGAGCCCAATTCTGAACGAAAAGGTTCAGATTCTCGCAGAACTTTTGAACGGCTTTGTCGCCGGCTTAGATTGGGAAGGCCTGGGCAACATACTCGGCAACGGGATTACGATTGCCCTAGGAATGCTCAATACCTGGTTTACTACCTTCGATTATTATTCGCTAGGCGCAAGCTTGGCGGATGGCCTCAATGGTATTGTCGAAGCAGTTGACTGGGATCTCCTTGGTGAGACTATCGGCAACTACTTCATGTCGAAGATTAACAAGCTCAAAGGGTTCCTTGATGAGTTTGACTTCGCCGCATGGGGTGCGTCCCTAGGCACTGGACTTATGTCCGCACTCGACACTATCGATTGGGAAACCATTGGCAATACAGTCGGTAGTGCAGTTCAAGGTTTCATTGATATCTGGTCCGGATTCTTTGAGACTTATGAATGGGGTACTCTTGGCACGGATATTGCGACAGGTATTAACGCCGCCGTAACGTCCATCGATTGGGGTTCTCTGGCATCTACGATATCGGATGCATTGGCTGGTGTCATTGAGGAGTTGCGAACTCTTGTAACGACTCTTGACTGGAAAGCTATTGCTGAAGCTATTGCAGACTTCTTAAAGAATGTCGATTGGATGGGCTTGCTGGGCGATGTCGCATATGTTGCTCTGTATGCTCTGGCGAGTGCAATTCTTGGTATTCTGGATATCCTTTGGGATGCTGTAGTAGGTATTGCGAACTACATTGTCGAAGGCTTCCAGGATGGTATCATTGCCGGTCTGGCTAATATCGGTACATGGCTGTGGGATCATTTCATTAAGCCCATTATCGATGCAGTCAAGGACTTCTTCGGTATCCATTCCCCGTCTACGGTCTTTGCTGAGATCGGTGGATATCTAATTGAAGGTTTCAAGAACGGCATCCTGGATACGCTCAAGAACATCGGCAACTGGATCAAAGAGAATATCATCGATCCGGTTATCAACAATGTCAAGAGCTTTTTCGGAATTAGTTCTTCGAGCTCTACCTCGTTCTCCGATATCGGCAAGAGCTTGATGGATGGGCTGAAATCTGGCGTCACTGGTTCTATCAGTGCTGTGGTGAGTACCTTCAGTGGTCTGTACAGTAAGATCCAAGAAGTGTTTGCCCACGTGTCGGATTGGTTCAAGGATAAGTTCTCCAAGGCTTGGCAAGCCGTTAAAGATGTCTTCTCTACAGGTGGTAAGGTCTTTGATGGTATTAAGGAAGGAATCTTGTCCGGTCTGAAAGCCGTTATCAATGCTTTAATTAAGGGCATCAATAAGGTCATCAAGATTCCATTTGATGGAATCAACTCGGCACTAAAGACCATCAAGAATATCAGCATTCTGGGCGCGAAACCGTTTTCGTTCATTAGTACTATTTCCGTTCCCCAGATTCCGCAACTTGCTACGGGCGGCGTAGTCACAAAGCCCACCTATGCAATGATTGGTGAAGGCAAGTATGATGAGGCAGTTGTTCCTCTTGGCGATTCGCCCCAGATGCAGGAGCTGGTTGATAAGATCGCAGAAGCCGTCAATGGTAACGGCAATGGTAACGGAAGCGGTAATACGCCTATTGAGGTTCATGTATATCTGGACGGTACTGAGATTACAAATTCTCAGAATCGTGCAAACCGGATGTATGGTAGAACTCAGCAAAATGTCTAAAGCATAAAGGAGGTGCCTCTTATGGTTATGGAAGTCAATGGTACAGATATCACGCAGTACATGAGTTACAAAGGCCTTAAGTACACAACCTTTGATTTGGACTCCGAGGAAGCTGGCCGTACCTTGGATGGTAACATGGTTCGTTCCCGTGTTGCCACCAAGGTCCGGTGGGACGTACAAGTGAAGCCGTTGCGCACGGCGCAAATTACTGCGTTGATGCAACTCATCAGCGGCGAAACGGTCTCCGTCCGCGCAACGGACCCCGTGTTCGGGTTGCGCACAGGCACGTTCTATTCTAACAATAATTCCATCGAGATGGAGATTACCAGTTACGACGAGGAAGGAGAGCTGTGGAGCGAGTTCTCGTTCCCGCTGATTGAAATCTGATGACTATCAATGAATACGAATTCAAAGTAAACATTGGCGGCACAGATTACGGCATGGACAAGCTGACGAGCGCCCACATCACTCAACCGCTCTTCGACAAGTTTGATGTAGGCCTCGCATGTAGTGCCTGCTTAGTACTTACGTATTACTTCGATCTGGAGCCCGCGAAGGCATCCAAGGTCGTAGCGTATTGCCGCCCGAGATACTCAACGGATGATTCCGCTTGGAAGCAACTTGGTGTCTTCTACGTGGATAGTCGTACAAGTAAGTCTGGTCTGAAAACCCTTACGTGCTATGATAGCATGATGCGTTCTGATGCCACCTTTCTTAAGGATGGCGACGTAGGTGAATGGCCCCGTAACATGAAGCAGCTTGTCTACGACCTTGCGGCGTTCATGGACGTTGAGCTTGACGAAAGAACCATCCCGCAACTTAACGCTACGTACACGTACGATTATCCTAACGATGATACAGGCCGCACGATCCTGCAGTATGTTGCAGCAGCGCATTGTGGCAACTGGATTATCACATCGCAAGATAAACTTCTCCTGGTCCCTCTGTTTTCGTCCATGCCGCCGGAGACCTATTATCTGGTGACACAAGACGGTGAGCCCATAACATTTGGTGATACGAGGATTCTGATAGAATGAATAACAAATATTATGTTGGCGAACAAGCGAAGAGTATCACAACAGGTACTCAAGACAATCCTATTAGTAAAGTCATCTTAACTGGTGAGAACGATTCCGTTTTCATGGCCGGTGATGATACCGGCGAAGTCTTTGAGGTTTATGTGCCTAACGCCACTCAGCAAATGGCTGACGACATGTTGGCTAAGGCGAAAGGGTTCAAATATCAAGGCTATGCTGCCGAAGGTGTCTTCCTACCTCCCGAAGCTGAGCTCGGCGACGGCATTACGTTGCGCGGGGTATATGGCATTCTTGCAAACCGTGAATACTCATTCACACCTAAGCTGGCCGCAAGCATCGACTCTCCCTACACAGAGGAGAGTGAGCACGAGTACAGCTACGAAGGTACCTACGCGAAAGACCTTGCACGTAAAGTCACCCTGGGCAACTATTACCAAGGTGTCAAGATTACGAAGCAGAACGGCATCGAGATTGAAAAGACCGATGGCGAGAACGTTACTGCCCGAGCTATTTTGAATAGTGAGCAAATTGCTTTCTACAACACCAACGGGGATGAAGCCTTTGTCTTTGATTCTGCCTCCGGTATCTTCCGCGTCACACAATATGCCGACATTGAAGATGCTTTAAGTGGTAGTGAAGCCTGGTCACAGATGGAGCTTACCGCGGAGAGTCTTCAAGTCCAGATCTCCAATAACGATGGCGATATTTCCTCCCTGCAGCAGACTGCCAGCAGTCTTCAAGTCCAGATCTCCAATAACGCAGAGGATATTGCATCGATTGATGCCTATGTAGATAGTATTACGCTCAGCGTGTCAAATGCCTCTACGTCCAGTACAATTCAACTCAAAGCTGGTAGTACACTCATTTCGAGCCAATCAATCAGCATGAGCGGCCTGGTTACCTATACAGGCCTTGCTGACGGTACGACGACAATCGATGGCGGGTGTATCACAACCGGTACCATCAATGCAAACCGCTTAAACCTCACAGGTGCCATCTACTGGAGCGATCTTTCAAGTGGTGTCCAAGGAGAAATCAATGATGCCTATGACTTGGCAAGTAACGCTTATGACCTTGCTGAGTCAAATGAGGTCCCGAGCTACATTCACAGCACCTACATTTCGAGTACGGAGATTCGTTCCCCCGAAATTTACGCCAATTCCCTGTATGCATATTCAGGATCTAGTTCCGGTGGCTTCTACTTGTACGGACGCTTCATAAATAATGATTACTGCATGTTCTCAGTAGAATGGAGCGATGCAGGTACACCTTATACATACTTAGATGTACCTTGTGGAGGTACCTTGGTGTTCGGGGGTAGCTCAGAAAAGCTCATGTTTTATGGTAATGTCGATTTTAGCCACGCTACCGTAACAGGCTTATCTTAAGGAGGATGTAATATGACAATGCAGATGACACCTAGAAAGATCATGGGAGCCTATAAAGCAATCCATGAACTGATTCCAATTGTACTGCCGTATAAAGCGGCCCGCCAGATTACCAAGCTCAAAAAACGCCTGGTCGAAGAGTTCGAGACGGTGGTTGCCCAGGAAGAGGCCCTCGTACAAGAGTACGGCGGCCAGAGAGAAGGTAACCGCTACAAGTTCTCTGACGAGCAGGTTGCGCAGGACTTTCAGGTCGCCCATACGGCTTTCCTGAACCAGGAGGATTCTATCGACCTCCCGCATGTCGACCTATCTTCTTATCAGGACATGATTCGTGTCTCTATCGGCGCTATCGAGGCTCTGGAGGGTATTGTAACTTTCGAGGAGGATTAAGATGGCTGACAAAAACATTGGCTTGCTGCCCCAAGCCCCAGAGGTAAATGATACCTCACTCTTGGCTGTCGAACAGGGCGGCGTTGCGATGAAGATGACCGGTGCTCAGTTCAAAGAGTTCGCCAAAAAGTCGACTGAGCAGTATGTCGAAGGCGCCCAGAAATCCGCGGAAGCGGCGGCTAAGTCCGCAACGGACTCCGCAGGCAGTGCGGACGCTTCGGCGAAGTCCGCCCAGGAAGCAGCAGATAGTGCTGAGGCCCTTGCAAAGGCTGTCCAGGATGCTTCCGCAAGTGCTACGGCAGCAGATGCCTCTGCTAAGAATGCCCTAAAGTATGAAGAGAACGCAGAGACTGCAGAGAAGAATGCAAAGGCCTCAGAAAACGCGGCAGCCACTTCGGCCCAAGAAGCTGCGGAAAGCAATAAAAACGCCCGGGCAGCGGCCTCAGCGAGTTCCTCTGCGCAACAAACCGCCGAACAGGCGGCCCAAGATGCATCAGCTTCTGCCACCGCGGCAGAGAACTCTGCACAAGAAGCAGATAAGAGTGCCGATACCGCTGTGCAGTATAGTGGCAATCCGCCTAAAATTCAAGACGGTACTTGGTGGATCTGGGATGCCGCGAAACAGAAGTACGTCGACACCGGAATGGTTGCTCGAGGCGAAAAGGGCGACACCGGCGAGAAAGGCGAAACTGGTGAACAAGGCATTCAGGGCGAACAAGGTCCTCGAGGCATCGATGGTGTAGCTGTCGCGGCCGATGGCCTTTGGGCCTTCAACGTAAATGAAGAGGGTCATTTGATTTTGGCATATACAGGTGATACGGTACCTGATGCACAGATAAAGGAAGACGGACATCTGTATATCAATCTTTAATAAGGAGGAATATGTAAATGCCTGAACTTGATTTGGGTAAAGTCGTGGGCGATCCTGGACCGACTGGGCCCGCTGGACCTACCGGAGCTACGGGAGCCAAAGGTGAAACTGGTGAGCAAGGACCGAGAGGTCCTGAAGGCCCCCAGGGTGAGCAGGGCGAAAAAGGTGAGAAAGGAGATACAGGCCCCGAAGGTCCTGCTGGTAAGGATGCTACTATCAACGGCCAGAACGTTCTGAACCTCATTGAGGGTGATAATATCACTCTGGAACAGAATGGTTCCAATCTTAAGATTAGTGCCAGTGGCACTAAGATTACCGAGATTGCGGTACCTTCTCAAAACGGCACGCTGGCTTATACGGGCAGTATTCAACAGCCCTCGTGGAACGGCTACGATCCCACTTACATGGAGATCAGCGGAGATACCTCCGCAACAAACGCCGGCACGTATACGGTGACGTTTACGCTGAAGAGCGAGAACGTCTTCTGGGAAGGTCTAAACCATGACCCCAAGACAGTTACGTGGACCATTAACAAGGCCACTGTAACTACGCCGACGACCAACAGTAGCCTTTCCTACACAGGCTCTTCGCAATCCCCTGTGTGGAACAACTACAGCGCAAGCAGCCTGACTATCGGCGGAACTACCTCCGCAACCAAAGCGGGTAGCTACACAACGACCTTTGTACCGACTGCTAACTATCAGTGGGAGGATGGTACTACAACGTCTCGAAGCGTCTCGTGGAGTATTGCGAAGGTGCAGGATGTTATCACCCTCTCCGCAACCTCTGCCTCGCTTACGACGGCATCACCGAGCGTCAACATTGTTGTTACGCATAACGGCACTGGTGCTATTACGGCATCTTCTAACAATGATGCCATTGCTGTTTCCGTAAGTGGCAATACTGTTACCATCACTGGTAAGGAAGCCGGCAGTGCTACGATTACGATTGGAGCGGCTGGCGACACGAACTACACGGCACCTGCCTCGAAGACCGTTGCGGCAACTTCTACGGTTGTAGCGAACCAAATTTTCGGCGTCATGTGGAACTTTGCCAACACTTCTACGGCGCTGACTCGTTTGACAGCTTCCAGTGATCCTCAGGGTGTAGTCAATACCAATATCACTACTGAACCTTCTCCGGCTGTCGGTACAGGTTCCGGCTCGAGCCCCTTCGACAGCTATGCGCCTTGGAATAAAATGGAGGAATGGAACATCAGCAACCAGGCGCTCGGCGCCAAGCGCGGTGCTTCCAGTTTCTCCAGAACATCTAACGACACCGTTGTATTCATCCCTGAATTCTATTACAAGGTTGTCAACGACGCAACGAACTCGAAGAGATACTTCTACATCAGCCAGAAGGCAGCTACCGGCTTTACAAAACACCCGGGCTCCGGGCGATGTGTTGCGAAATACAAAACAGGCGCAAGCTATGTCACTAAGAGCAACCTCGCACCGCTGGTATCCATCACTCGAGCAGCTGCTCGTACGGGTTCTACCGGCAAAGGCTCTAAGTGGTGCGAATACGACTTTGCTTCTTGGTGCGCCGTATGGCTGCTGTATCTTGTAGAGTATGCCGATTGGGATTCCCAGACTAAAATCGGCCGTGGCTATGTTGATAGTAACTCTGCAGCTATCAACTCCGGCGCCTGCGACACCATGACTTACCACACCGGACGTGCTGCTGGTACGGATGGTCAAACGGCTGTTATGTACCGCTGGATCGAGAATCCCTGGGGCAACGTTTGGGAGTGGATCGACGGTGCAAACTTCAATGCGCGTGCTTCGTATATCTGCACCACGCCTGCGAACTATGCAGACGATACCACTACAAACTACACGGCAGCCGGCGTAACACTTCCGTCTTCTGGGTGGATCAAGACGCTTGGTTTCAGCAGTGCCTTCGATTGGGCGTTCCTCCCCGATGCTAACGGCGGCAGTGAGTCCACCTGTATCCCGGACTATGTGGACTCTAATACGG